TGTGGACCTACGTGAGCTACAATTCTACTACGATGTCTCAGCAGACACTGGTGGGTTTAGCTACGGGGCCGTCTTGAAGATGGCGGAGCGACTGGGGAAACCTGTCGAAGCCGTCAAAGCCAAGCTCGTTCTCGCCCCAAGGGTGCAAGAGTTACAGTACTACAAACACACCACCGTCATCAAACCCGGCAGTGCGGTCTTCTCGGAGTCCGTGGCCAACGCCGGCATGATGATTCTTGAGAACGTGGTCCTACAGCCACCTACTCGCGCAGCGAGCAGAGAGGCCCCACGGAACATGTTGTCAGAGGCGGAGGTGTTCGCGGTTGGGGCGGAAGTGTTCCCGGGCGTGACCACCGTCGACGCGGTCGTCGACTGGCAAGGTTCAGGCTCAGTCCCATTCTTCTACCCAACCTATTCAACAGGTAAGCCTAACATGCGGTTCCTCACGGTGTTGGCTGCCCTGTCTGCAGAGCCGCGCTTAACCGACGACGAGCGCGAGGCTTTCACGGTACTCTTCGAACAGAGCAAGTACATCCTGAACAACTTCATCTTTGGCAACGGAACGCCAGCTGGACAGATGGGCAGGTTTGCTGCTGTAAAGAAGCAATACGACAACTTCAAGAGCTATGAGTTCGATCCACTCATTGCCGGGAAGGGGTTGTTTGAACGTGAGATCCCCGACAACGAAGAAGGTTACGCCAGGTACCGCGGAATCATGGATTACTATTATCCTCTGTTACCGTACGACGCTACTGAGATTGCGTTTGACTGGGTGGGTTTGCCCAGTACCATTCTCGAGCTCGAGCGCCAGATGATCGACGATCCGGACATGACGCCGAACCTGAGGTTCTCGAAAGTCAACGTTACTGCCGACGTAGGCCCGCTGTTCTGCCGGGCATCCACGGTGGGCCTTCCCGTCGTGAAGATCGGTAACGCTTTCTTTCAAACAATCGATGTAGCAGACCACATCATCATGCAGTGCAACACTGACAATCCTCGTGAGCTCATAAAACGAACAGAATGGGCGGCCATCTCCTACTGCAAGCCCAAAGCAGAGGTGTATAGTCGCGAAAAGTTCGAATCCGTCACGCGGAATATCTTTGTTTCAAATGCCGGGGCCACCCTCCCGGCCAACATGGTGCTGCGCGTCTCCCACAGTGTCCCCGGGGTGCTGTTCTATGAACATGAAACCTCGATCTCCATGAAGGGGTTCTCCCCCTTTCACGGTGGGATGGACAGGGTGGCAGAGTACTTCGGAAACCCTCCCGTTATCGGGAAGGCACTGGTGTTCTCTGACAACTTGTACATCTGCCTCATGGGGAGTGACGGCAACGTTTACATCTTCTCTGTCGACGGCTCGAAGCATGAGTCGTCGGTGACCAGATCACTCGCCTCAGCTGAGGCCAGAAGATCGGTCGAAGTGTTCCGTTCAATGTCTCCGGAGATGCAACGCTACATGAGGACCGTCTACCCTGCTATGGCAGTGGATTCGACAACAGTCTTCGGGAAACAGCAACTAGTCAACCCCGGCCTATGCAGTGGCTACGCCGGCACAGACATTCTCAATCATTGCAAGACCACGCAGTTCTACAGTGCCCTGCGAGAACTCGTGGA